TCCTCCACCAAATGGTCCTCCTGGTCCTCCAAAAAACATATTAATTATTTCATCTATATTTCCTTCCATACCATTGTGACCATTATGACTATTCATTCGCATAAAAGGACTCGGGTTGCTTCTTGTAAAATCATATTCTTGTCTCTTTTGTTCATCGCCCAAAGTTTCATATGCCTCGTTCAATTTTTGTGTCATATTTATTGCCTCGCTACTACTATTTTTATCAGGATGAAATTTCATTTGTAAACTTCGATATGCTTTTTTAATTTCATCTTTTGAAGCCTTTTCATTTACACCCAAAATATTGTAATAATTATCACTCATTAATATTATACCTAAAGATATACTTAAATAATTATTTACGTATATATTTAATGAATTCCGAAGATAAACAATTATTTATTCATAAGTATCAACCTCTTTATTTCAAAGATTTTGGAATGGACAATAATGTAGTTCAAATGATAAAAACCTTAATATTGCTCGAGAATCTTAATATTTTATTAATTGGAGATATGGCATCAGGCAAGACTTCTCTCTTGAATGCCATAATAAGAGAATATTATTTGGGCTATACACCTAAAGAGTATGAAGAAAATGTTTTGTATATTAATAGTCTTAAAGAACAAGGAATTAATTATTATAGGACCGATGTTAAAACATTTTGCCAAACATGTTCCAATGTTAAACATAAAAAAAAAATTATTATTCTTGATGATATTGATTTGATAAATGAACAAAGTCAACAAGTTTTTAGAAATTGTATTGATAAATATAGTCATAATGTTCATTTTATATCTTCATGTAGTAATATTCAAAAAGTAATTGAAAGTTTGCAATCTAGATTTATAATTATTAAAATGGAACCATTTAAGAGAGAAAATTTAGTTAATATAATTAATAACATACAAACATCTGAAAATATTGAAATCGATGATGAAGCAAAAGATTTTATTATTAATATTTCTAATAATACAGTTAAAATTTTAATTAATTATATGGAAAAATTCAAATTATTAAATCAAAAAATAACTCTACCTTTGGCAATTCAACTATGTTCAAATATTAGTTTTGTAACTTTTGAAGAATACACAAAGTTGATTTTAGAAAAAAAAATAAAAGAATCAATTAAATTAATTTATGAAATTTATGACAAAGGTTATTCAGTAATGGATATTTTGGATAATTATTTTGTTTTTATCAAAAATTCTAAAATTTTAAATGAAGAACAAAAATATAAAATTATACCTTGTATATGCAAATATATATCGGTTTTTCATAATATTCATGAGGATGAAATAGAACTATCTTTATTTACAAATAATCTTATTGAAATTCTCTCTTAGACCTTTAAACAATAAAACACAGAAAAAATAATTTTATATATACTTATTATAAATAAATGTCTACGCAAATCTTTAAAAAAAATATACCAAATGATTTGTTTTTTGGAATGTTAGATTCTATTTGCCTTAAAAATGAAAAACATTATATTTTAAATATCGAATCCTTCAAAAAGGGTGTTTTTAAGGAAATCATACAAAAATTTCTTGTTATTTGCAATGATTATTATCATATTTCAAAAAGAAAGTATTTGGATAGAAAGTTATCTTATAATAGTTTTACAACAATATTGCGACAAATATGTAATTTCAATAAGATTACATATACATCTCAAATTAAATATGATAAATCAACATATAGCATTGTATATTATATATATTATTAAATTTTCTAATTATAGACCAATGATACTTTTATCAAATTCTATTATAAGCATTACAGTTGGTAAATAAAAATCAACTGATTGATTTTTATCATAATTTAATATACTTTTACATAAAAATATTATTTCAGAATCATTTATAAATAAATTACTTAATAAAGATAATAATTTGTGAATATTCAATCTAATTTCATTAACCGTATTATATGATTTTAAATTTATTATTATGTCAGAATATTCTTTTTTTATTGTATTTATAAATTCTAAATATAAATTTATATTTTTATCAAAAATTGTATAAAATAAATATTTGTGTATTTTTATCATTATATTATAATTATCATAATATTATAATGACAAAAATAAATAGATTGATAGGTTTACTTTGCACTTTTTTTACGCAAAAAGGTCTAATAAAGGAATAAAAATTGCTTTAGTATCTACGCTTTGTTCCACCTGTTTTTTTATTGCGTTTCGTTTTTCCGGAACTTCTTGACTTAGTAACTTTTGGTTCCACATAATCCTCTTCAAATTCCTCTTCTTCATCATTGTTAGAACCCCAAAAACTTTGATTACCAAATAATTCATCCTCTTGATAATTATCTCCACCATTCTGATTATCCGAGGATTTATACATAAATAAACCTAAACCACCAACTGCTAACGCTGCTGTAACTAAAAGTAACGACATTGTTTCATTCATAATTATAATATAAAGGACTTACTTTATTTACACTATTTAAACACACCAATATTTAAAATAATATAAAGAAAGTATCTATTTGGCTAAAGTGGGTTAAAAATCATTTTTAATATCATGCAACATTCTTAAACTTCTTAATAAATTACTTTTGCGAAATTTAATATTATCATATCCTACTATTTCATAATCAACATGGTCGTAAAATTTTAGAAAATCATATGTAATATCGTTTGAATGTTTTGGAAGATTATCATAATTATACATAGTCTCATTTATAATATTTCGGCTATCTAAAATATAAAGTAAAAAAGAGGCTAAATTATATGCAGATTCGCATTCAAACGAATATGGAGCTGTTTGAAAACTATTTTCCCATCTTCTTTGACCACGAATAATATATTTATTTTGGGTGGAATCAAATAAAATATAAATTGTTGTATCCAATTTTTGTGTATCTGGGTCAACTTCTTCATATTTTAATACTAAACAGTCAGGAATAATAAAACTACTCATTGTATAGTTTTATTATTGTTATTTATTTAAGTATATTTTATAAATATTTTAGTATTTTAGGTAGAGTTGAGACCTTGTAATTTTTTATCGAGTAGTGTAAGAAACCTTTTGAAGATTATCTCCGAGCATATTAGGCTGTTTGACCATATATAAATTATAGAGGGGTGTTTTCCAGAAACCTACAAATCTATCCGTAATTTCTTTATTAATTCTTGGCTCTAATGGTTCTAAAATCCCGGTATTATTTCCGGGTGCTGTTACAACAAGCAAATAGTTACCAATAATGGTATCCGATTCTAACACTTGTTTTTGCGACAATCTCGCAAACCATTCAAAGTTTCTGCGTTTTAAAATTTCATTCGCTGGTATATAAATACCATAAGTATTTGGACAAACATGTAAATAATAATTAGAAATTAAATCGTCAACAATAATTTGCTTACCTTCAATTGTTTTTACACCAATTTCAGAGCCATCAATTAAATTTATAGTTCCATTTTCTATATGTCTCTTACACCATCGACTATATTCACCTAAGAATTTGACATCGGCTGTATAATCATGAGAAGTAGTTCTTTGAATAAAATTGCATAATTCACGCACTGTTTCACATTCTTTTGGCGCACCACAAAATAATAAATTAGGGAAAAAATCGAACTCTGTAGAGGTTACATTTCTGTCAACCATTTCACAGACAAACATTTTGTCTCCTATAGTTCCCTTTTGATAAAGACCAATTAAATCCTTAAGACAAACAAATGAAATTGGACATATTAGTCCACCATAAATATATAATAATTTTGTTAATCCTAACATTCTCATATTGGCCAAAATAGGGTCGGATATAGTAGTCATATTTATATTCCATCCAGGAATCAATCTTTGAAAGGAAGAGTCATCTATCAAACAGATAGTGAAAGAATCTTCACATTGTTTAATAATACTTCTTACTGTTAAATATAAATAAGGTTGATTTAAATCTAATGAACTTCTTGAACCCCAACTCAACCAATTTCTAGAATTATATTCATAAGGAACATGAAGCCATAATATAGGTTTCTTACTCTTACCTAAAGTAACATCATCTAATAAAAATTTTTGAATAGACTCATATGTATTTCCCTGTTCTTCTCTAGTTCGTTTATCTTCAAACCTTTTATATAATAAACCTAAGACAATAAGAATAAAAAATAGTATAAATAGATTAGTAAATGATTTCATATATTATATTATTATATTTTTTATTCTAATTTATTTATCTTTTTTACACATTTTCTATTATTTTCTATTATTTTCTATTATTTTATATTTTCTTAAATTTTTACTCAAATATAAATGTAATACAACATAAAAAACAAAAAGTTCTCTCTTTACATAAGAAAAACCTTTGTTGTTTAAACTCTAAACACCATGAACAACAATCTAAACATGTGAAACATAAACAATCATTTTTGCCATATTCTTTAGGAGCAGATAATCCATGATGTTGAAAAAACCATTGTTCACTAAAACAACAACAAATATATTTATTCTTAGAAGGTAATATAGGTGTATAAAGAGTGTCATTAGACATATTTACTAGTTAAAAGAGAGAAATCATTTTTAAGTTATTTAATATTATATATTTTAGACCTTTTTCAAGGGTGTAAAACAAAAAATTCAAGAATAATTATTTATAAGTTTTGAAGATGTTCTACATATTTTATTACTATTTGTGCTTGTTTTTCAGTTAAAAACTCAAGTGAATTAAATAATAGATACCACTCTTTTTGGTTTTGAACATACTGTTCACATTTATTGTCATTTAAATTACAAAGTGTTTGAATCTGAGGGTCAATATATATAATTGTATTATCTAATAAACGTCCTATAAGAAAGACATGGCCTGTATATCCAGCAAAAACAATTTGACTTGGTTGTAAATACATTGCAATCCAATTAGACCATTCGTTATAGTTATCGGTTTTTTTAAAATCAAAATTTTTTCCATAACTATAAATAAATATAAGTTCTATTTCTTCTTTTGTAAATCCTGATTTTCCTAATGTAGATATTCTCATAATATTTGCAGATTTAGTATCTACTACATTCATTATTTCCATTGCATTAATAAAACAATCCATAGGACTTTGGAAATGGCGACGAAAATTATTAATATTATCGTCTGAAATATAAAATTGCGATAATATATTGCATTCAGGTAATTTATAAGGAGCCTCTTCTAACAATCCACCTTTCATTTTTTTAAATTTTCTATTTTTTCTTACAATTTTATTATTTCTTAATTTATGTGTTTTAGGCATCTATATAAAGAATATATATATTTTAAATCAATAACATTTGGATATATATATTGGCAACATATTTAAAGAAAATTTTGGATACTAAATAGCTTCCCATTTTAAATCTTCAAGGGTGTAAATTAATAAAATAAATATATCCTTTCGGTGCAAAAGAAAAGTAATATTATAAATAAGAATTTAAATCTTCAAGGGTGTAAAGACGACTAGATTTTCGGTGGGTTTTGTGTTAGTGCATCCATCAAATGTTTGCCGCATCTTGTAAAAAATTGATGTAACTGTCCGGCATCTGAACCCGTAACTATATCATCGGGAATATAAGTCGCATTTGTTTTCTTATAACATAGTAAAACTGGTATACCATTTACCATCTTTTTTGATTTCAAAAAGGAATAAAAATCAAATGATTGGTCTACATCAATATCAGCGCAAACCACTTCTGGAGGTGAAGAGGCAAAAAATGCATGAACTGCGGGTTTAACAGTCTTACAAGGTCCACACCATTGAGCACCTAATTTTATTATAATGAGTCCCGGATTATGTTTAAGTAAAGTAAAAAATGCCTCTCTATTTGCTATTTCACTAACTACTTGTTTTGACATTATATTTATAACATTTATTTAATATTTATGATTTAAATTTAAAATTCTAAATATTGTAATATGAAACTTTTAGTTAAATTATCCAATGGAAATACTATTCCAGTTGTTATTAAATCTTCTGATACTATTGAAACCCTTAAATTATACATTGCTTTTTATTCTAATATACCAAAAGACCATTTTGAGCTAATGTGGAATGATGAATTTTTAATTCCAGAATCATTAGAGTTATGTGAAATAGATGTAAATGGAGAGAAACTTCCGCTTAATCAGTGGAATATAAACAACTTAATATTTGTAAAATTAATAAATTAGTCTTTATTTACTATTACTTCTTTTGTAACCTTTTTAATAATTTTTTCTTCTTTTTCAAAATCATTATCTCCTGAACCACCCATAGATTCTATAAGTATCTTATTATATTGGTCTGAGAGTGGCGAAGACGATTTTCTATAATCAGGATATCTTTCTTTAAATTTCGGTAATAATCTTGCATTCTTATCAGCTACTCTTTTAACTAATTTGTGCATTTTTTTCTTTTCATCATCCTTCTCCCATTTATCATCATCTTTAATATAAATAGTTTCTCTCTTTTTATCTGTGCAATGAACTGGACGTTGTGTAACATCTAGTTCTTTGAGGTTTCTTACTATAATATTTGAAATGCCTTCTATATAACCTAACTCTCCTACACTTTCTAGGTCAGATAATTGTAATTTGAGAGAATCTACAAATTCTGTAATATTCATGGCATCTTTGCAAGTCTCATTTAGAAAGAATTGAAGATTAAATGATTTATTATGGGAATTTGTGTGGGTTGTATTATGAGTGCCATTTTCTAGCACCTTCATCATCATATTTTTAAATTCAGAATTTTCTTTAATTAACAGCATTATTAGCTCTTTATCAGAAGGGTCAGAATTTTTAATAATAATATTTTCATCTTGGTCTACAGAGTCAATTATTTCTGTTTTTTTACATGTTTTTTTATGTGTAAATAAACTTTGTCTGTGATTATAAAATTTTCCACATTTACAAAAAAACTTCTTATCCAATAAGGGGATTTCAGGACAAATATTATCAGTATTTGTAAGTATTTTAACCCTTTTAATATGTTTAGTAGTAAGTAAATGACGTTTATAATCTTTTTTATTAGACGTATTTATGTCACAAAATTTGCAGTTAAAATAATTCTCGTGTTTTTCCTCCAAAATGTCAGTCATTATGTAAGTATAATATACTTACATTTTTTTTCCTAAATCCTTTTTTTTAAAAATATAAAAAAAATTATGGTAACAAAAAGAAAATTATTTTTTTTGTGACAACACCATAAAATTCAATTATGGTCACAAACCTTCCATTTTTGAGAGACTGTTTTGGCTTTTTCGATTTTTGGACATTTTTTTTGTCCATTTTTGAAATTCCCAAAAAAGTCTTGAGAAAAAATACTGAAATTTTCCACTTCACGTGGAGTACTTCTTTTTGGACCAAAAATTCCAGAATTCTCTACTTTATGTAATGACCGACCCCTCCGGCTTTAAGTAGGAAATAAATATATTATATTTTAAGAACTTAAAGACCGGCGATATTCTTCTACAAATTCTTCTAGAACATGGACGTCAATATGTGGCAAATTTACGTGCGATTCCCAGAAATATCTACAAAAAGCCCATACGAAAGTGCAGTCAGTTTGATACCAATCTATATGCTCATTTATCAATTTTTTATATAATTTATCAGGTAGAAATTGTAGACTTTGTTTTGGCAAAACATAGCACAATTGGACTAATTCTGTAACCGGTTTTGGTTTTTGATATGGAACAAATTCTGTGTCAAAATAAGGAATATAATGAATAAGGTCACAAAATAGCGGCGGATAGTTATGATTATAACACCATCTCCAGTCTGGACAACCATTAGTGTAGTATTTCATAGTCCACTCAAGACCTTCTAAATAATTCGTGCAAATTTGTTTCCTTCTTACGTCATCGATTTCTATATCAAATAACATTTTATAGTAACGGGTTTGCCAATTAACCTTATAAGGATTAATATATTTTTCTAAAGACCTTTCGTAAACAGGAATGGAGTCAAATTGCTTTAATTTATCTTCAGGAGTTATATTTGCCATTTGATTTTTCTCTCTTCTATCACGTAGTTTCATTTCTGCTTTAAAATATTCCTCTTCTAAATTAGCTAAAAACTGTATTAGCTTCCTTACATTTTTCCAATATATCTTTTTACCATCTGTTAAATTTTCATTGGTAGAACCTATTGTCGCTTTATATGCGTTTAACATTTTATCCACACCCCCTGTGCGAATATTTACCGACGGAAAGTGCGGCATAAAATCATTTCCTAAGAAAAAACACAAGAAAATATAATCATAAACGCGGTTCTTTTGTTGTTCTGAAGTCAATATTTCATTATTATTCATATCTAATGTAATAATTCTTGCTAGCTCAGGAATATCCATTAAATACGTCTCATTTGGCTCCAGTTCAGCATTAATTGATTTTATAAAATGTGGAGTTTCTCTAAAAAGATAAATATTATTCGAAATAGGTAAATGATTAATAGACAGCATTATAAGGTCCGCATCTAGACCATATATAACTGTATTTGCATCATTATGTTTTTCAGGAAAATCGCGAATAAATTTAAATAATTTATGCTCTCCTTCTCCAGGTAAATCACTTCCAGAAAAAATGATATTTTTAACATTATATCTACTCGAATTACTAAATGTCAATTTAACTTTTTCATTTAGTTTTTGCATGAATAATGTGCCTGGTGTAATAGCTGTTGTATTCCATGGGTCTACATTTGCAGATTTTAAAATGGAACGCGTTATACCATTTTGATAAACCGACTTATAACGTCGCCCTCTTTGTTGCTCTAACTTGGCAACTGGTGCCACACCATCAAATGCTATATAAATAGTATCATTTGGTTTTAAAATGCTGATATATTCTTCAATTTTATTGCAAACAACTCGAATAATTGTATCAGCATCCGATTCTACAAGTTTAGTAAAATCAATATTATGCACAGCATCATAAATGATGGAATTACAATCCAAATAAAGATTGTTTACTTGGATAGTATAGTCTTTTAATTTTTTTATAATATTAGCATGATTTTTGACAATATAACTGAAATATGAAGGTATTCCCATATCTTTAAGTTATATATAATTTTATTTTTAATACGTTAATTAATATTTATTATTTCTATAAGTTTTGGATTTTTTAGCTTTTTTTGTTCTTTTAGAAAATTTATTTTTTTTATTCTTTTTTGTCTTTTTTCCTCCAGTATTAGTTAATAAATTACCAACAGATGGAACACCAAAATATGTTGATGCTATTTGAACACCATAATTTAAGGCAACATTTGTTAGTGTTCCTACAGCTTTAGATGTTAATTGTTGTGATGCTGCATCTGTTGCCGCTGCAGTTAAAGCATTCGTTACTCCTGGTAAAATTACATCTGTTGCAACTGTAGTAATAGCAGTAGAAGCTGCTTCAGTAACTGCAGGACCAATAGAAGTTACAACTCCATCTATTAGAGCAGGAGCCAATTGTGTTATTCCTTGTGTTACTCCTTGTGTTATACCTTGAGTAATACCTTCTGTTATTAATGGAGTTGCACCTTGAGCCAACTGTTGTATCATTTCTGGACCCATTTGAACTAAAGTTTGCTGTAAACCCTGGCTAATAGCAGGCAGTGATTGTTGAATAACTTGTTTAGCTAATTCAGGTGATAATGAACTAATAAATTTAGATAATAATACTGGACTATTTAATGCTGTAGAAATTACACTCAAAAAGAGACCTTTTATGGCATCATTATTTAATAAATTAGATAGATTATTTATAATAAATTCTTGAATTTTCAAAATACATAAATTTACATATTCACTAGCTCCACTTCTTTCATAAATAAATCCAAGTAATTTAATAATTGTATTTGCAATAAATACAGCAACTGAATTGTTGTAACTATATAAAGTAATAAAAAATCCAACTAAAAAAATTCTTCCTAATCTGAAATTAATTAAAATAGAAAAAATCTTTACAATAATAAAAATTAAAAAACTTAAGGTAGAATATATATTAGAAATTATTGAATAAACTATAGGATTAGTTTTTTTTAGATTAGTTTGAAAATTTAATGTATATTCTTTATATTTTGATAAAATAATAAATAAATATGATACACGACCGAAAAGATTTAAAAATGTGCTTGTAGTTGCACTTGATATTTCTTGAGGAGTAGAATTAGTTTCATATAGTTGACAAAGAGTTGTAATTTCATCAGTAGAAATTTCAATTATTTTAGAAATTGATTCTTGTTCATTTGAAATAACTATATCTGTGCTTGTAGAATCATAATCTAAAGATAAAGGTGGTGTTGCAAGTTCCACATCTCTTTTTAAATTTTTAAAACTGATATATAATGAAAGAACTTGTAAATCTTCTGCAGTAAAATCAACTGTTGGTTTATTTGGATTACTCTCTAAATTTGAAATAATTTCTTTAATATGGTTTAAAAAATTAGAGCTAACTTCTTCATCAGTCATTTTTTGAGATGGTATAATTTTAATTGGTGCTAAAGTTTGTTCCTCTATTGTTTTTAATTCTTTAATTTCAGATATATCCTCTTCACTTAATGGAATTGGTAAAATTATTCCATCATCTTTTCCACTTCCTTTTTGTTTTTTAAATATTTTTTTATAACTTTTTTGATGCTTTCTTTTTCCACCTTTTTTATTTACAATTTGGTCAATATTATTAAAAAAATCCAAAACAAATTTTTCTGATTCTAAATTATTACTAGACATATTATCAGATATATTACCAGACATATTACCAGACATATTACCAGACATATTATTAGACATATTATAAATTATATAAATATTTTAATTAATAAATTTTATATATACTTATTTACAATAAAAATAATTTATAATTTAAATTTATTGTAACGATTTATAGTTTACTCAACAAAAATATAAATATAATAATATATAAGAATAGAATGTCAGAAAAAACATCTTTTATTAAAAAAGAAATGAATAATAATAAAAATACACACGATGTTTTACCATTAGTTGATAAAAAGATTGATTTTTTTAAAGATGTTATCCAAAAAACAATTATTCATGTTCAGAAGAACAAATTTTTAGATATTTTAGGAATTAGTGATGTAAGTAGTTGTATTGAACGCTTAGGAGAACTAAGTAAAAAATTGCAAGATATAACAGATGTTAAAAGTAATACAGATAACTTAATAAACAGTTTACAATTAATTAACAATGAATTATCAAGTTTATTAAAAAATTATGGAACTGATAGTCTTGAAGATTTGTTATTAATATGCTTTGGTAATAATAATAAAATTACCGATAATGAATTAGAAGAAGAAAAATTAACACTATTAAAAAAATATTTTCACCCAACTAGCTATAAAGTTGTAAATAAAAAAGATGATATAAAAAAGAAATCTGATGATATTGATGATATGGCAAATTTAGCATGCAGTGATATAGCAACTTTATATAAACAGTTTCACATGAAAGTATATGGTATTAAATTATTTGTTCATAGTAATACTTTAAAGAAAAGTTTAGTAATATCTGGAATAGTAGATGATATTATAGTTGATTTTTTAAATAGTAAATACATTAAAAACAAAAAGGAAAAAATAATAAAAAATAAACCTTTAGATTCTGATTTTCAAGGTGAATCATTTGATAAATTTACAACATCATTAATTTTAAAGGACTATTTCATACATGAAAATGAGAAAGAAATTTATTGTAAATATGCTGGATATATTAGTCAAAATAATAATTTAAAACAAAAACAAATTTCGCAAACAGTCAAAGAGTTTATTTCAGATGATATGTATAATAAAAGAAATACATTAATTCATCTTTTAATTCGTTCATCAAATTATGAAAACCAGTATCTCTCTTATTTGTTATATGACCTTCTCTCTAATGATACAAATGGCAATGTAGATACTCAAGAGCAAACTATTTTATTTGATAGCTTTCCTTGGCAATTAAAACAGTTTTTTAAACAAGCCATGAAAAAGACAATTCAATATACAAATGATTTATCAAATTTTGATATAAATAGAATACCTCTAGAACAACAAATTTGTCTACTTAAAGCATCTGATACTGTAAAGGAAAAGGCAATGATGAAATTAAAAGAAGTAAAAGCCAAGTCTGAGGACTCAGGAACAAAAGCTAGACAGTATCTCGATGGACTCTTGCGAATACCTTTTAGTATATATAAGAGAGAACCAGTATTGAATATAATGGATAAAATTAAGAATCAATTTAAAGAAATATATAAAAAATATGATATTGAAAAAATATTTTCAGAAATTCCAAAAAAAGAAAAATATACTAGTGTTGAGATATTAAAATATACAAAAAAACTGCAAGGTGAAACAGATAATGATAGTAAGAATGAAAAATTAGAAAAAGTTAAACAAATTATGGTTTTAGGTGATAAAAAAAAATTAATGAATAATATAGTTTCTATTAATGAAATTATTCAAAAATATAAAAAACAATATGAAAAAATCAAATATAATCTTTTAAGCAAAGAGGGCTTAAAAGAGGAAATTATTAAATTTATTGATGTATGTAAAATACCAGAAAATATTGAATTATCAAATGATATTAGTAATAGATTTTTAATAAATCCAGTTTTAACTAATTTAGAAATCAAAAATGATTTATCTTTAATTAATAATAATTTTAAACAAATTAATGATTACATGAAAGATGTAAAAGTTACATTAGATAATTCCGTTTATGGTCATGAAAAAGCAAAAAAACAAATAGAGAGAATTATAGGACAGTGGATAAATGGTGATATAAATTCAAATACTTCCCATGTATTAGGGTTTGAAGGAAACCCTGGCATAGGTAAAACTACATTAGCCAAAGGTTTAGCAAATTGTTTAAAAGATGAACATGGAAATAGTAGACCATTTGCTTTAATAGCGCTCGGTGGTGATTCAAATGCATCTACCCTATTAGGTCATTCGTATACTTATGTAGGTTCTAATTATGGCTCTATTGTTCAAATCTTAATTGATAATAAATGTATGAACCCAATTATTTTGTTTGATGAAGTTGATAAAATTTCTAAAACAGAACATGGAAGAGAGATAACTGGCGTATTAACTCATTTATTAGATACTACACAAAACAGCACGTTTCAAGATAAATATTTTTCTGGAATAGATTTAGATTTATCCAAGGCATTATTTATTCTCTCTTATAATGATGTAGAATCAATTGATAAAATATTACTAGACAGAGTTCATCGTATTAAGTTTGATAGTTTATCTATTGAAGATAAAATTATTATTTCTCATAATCATTTATTACCGGAATTATTTAAACAAGTAGGATTAGAGGATATGATTGAGTTTTCAGATGATACATTAAAATTTATTATTGAAGAATATACATTAGAACCTGGAGTGCGAAAATTAAAAGAAAAATTATTTGAGATTGTTGGTGATATAAATTTAGAAATTCTTAAAGATACATTTGTTAGTTGTGAATTTCCAATAAAGATTACTATTGAAGACGTTAAAAATAAGTATTTTAAGGATAAGAGAGAAGTCATTATTAGAAAGGTGCCTGAAAATAATATGGTAGGTTATGCAAATGGAATGTATGCAACATCCAATTCAATTGGTGGAACATTACCAATTCATGCTAAGTTTTTTCCCTCAGAAAATTTCTTGGAACTTAAATTAACAGGATTACAAAAAGATGTTATGAAGGAAAGTATGCACATTTCATTGACAGTAGCTTGGAACTTGACGAGTGAAGAGAGAAAGAAAGAACTACGAAAATTATATGATGGAACTAATAATAAATATGGTATTAATATACATCCTGGAGATGCATCTATATTTAAAGATGGTCCAAGTGCAGGAGTTACAATAACAAGTGTTATATATAGCTTGTTAAATGATATACCAATCAAGGCAAAATTTGGAATGACATCAGAAATACAATTAGATGGTAGTTTGACAGCAATTGGCGGACTAAATTATAAAATTTTGGGTTCCATAAAGGCAGGA